TCATACCCATTCTTTGTCTTTTAGCCATGAAACCACCACCCATTGCTTTTTTTCTTTTTGCAAATGTTGGGACATTAGTTGGTTTTCCACCTACACCTTGTGCCTTACTTCTTTTCCTTGCAACGGCACTCCGTCTCTGGGATTCTGTCATGCTTGCCGCTTTTGCAGCAGGGACGCATTTTGGATACTTTCTTTTTGATCCACTCGCAGATTTTCTTCCACATTTATTGAAGCCTCCACCTTTTTTCTTGGAACCTATGTCGACCCAATCTTGCTTGAACCATTCCTTTAAACCGCCCATTACGAATTCTTTCCGACGGCTTCCCTATTCATTCCTTTTGTACAGATTCCACCGCCTTTTAAACCTTGTCTTTTTAATCTTGCAGTAGCTTCAGTTAATCCACCACCCATCATTTTTGGTTTAGCTGGTTTTATAGGACCACCCATAGCTTTACTAGGTTTTGGTCCTCTAAAGTCTTTACGTTTTACGCCAGAAGGATCTTTTATTTTACCTGCACAAATTTTAGAAGCGTAGGCATTAGCATATGCTGAGGGATATACTTTAAATTTTCTTTTTGCTGCGGCTTTACCTCTTGGACATAATTTAGTCATTATCTTTTTCTCGCTGTTTGTTTTGCTCTTGCAAAGTTAGCTGCCGTTGGTGCACCCTTCGCACCTTTTTTACGCATTTTACCACCACGTTTTCTTTTAGCGTGGATGTTTGCATATAAACCTGGACGAGCCATTACTTAACTTTGCCGCCTTTTTTCATAAATCCCATTTTGTTTCTAACTTTAGTTGGTAACTTAGCTAGACCTGGATTTTTTTTAGCATCAACTTTTTTCAGATTTTTCTTTTTACTTCCAAAAGCTTTTTCTATTTTTTTGACGTCACCACCTACTTTCATCATAGGTTTTTTCATCATCATTCCTCCACCCATTTTACCGGCTCTACCGCCAGCTTTGAATGCAGGGACTTGTTTATTAAATCTTTTGTTTGGCATTATTTTTTTCCTCCGTTTCTAAATATTTGCGTTCCCTTTATACCATAAATACTCGCCACGACAAGTATCCAGAGATTTGTGAACCATGACGGGAGCTGCGAGAACATCTCGAAGAACAATTTTACCTTGTCCATCGCACTTGGATCGTCCGATATAACTGCCCATGCGAGCACCACTACGGGCAAACTAAGAATTATTAAAACTGCCTCGTCTTTCCAGTCTGATTGTCGTGCTTCTAGCAATTTACCCTGGTATTGTTCCTCGCCACGGGCCATTTTTTCTGCATGCATTAGTTGTGCATCAGACATTGCCATCTTCGTTCTCTGCCTGTTAGCGTAAATTTTACTTCCAGCAGAAACGGCTAATTTAATCGCCGATAACCACATAATTAGTACGCTTTAGAGTTTCTTTTTTTCTCTGCTAACATTCTTTTCTGTCCGCCAACTGGCATTTCAGGTTTTCCTGTAGCAATATAGTTAAAAGCTCCATCTGCAGTCGTTTTAGATCTAGGATCTACCTCAATACTCTGCTCTGCAACTTTAACTTGTTGTATGTTATCTAGTTTTTGCATTTATACTCCTTTTTTTACTCCCTTTATAACACCTTTGTTCTTAGATGCATAGAATATCTTTTCACCCTTCTTTTTACCATACTGTTTTTTCATAGATTTCATAATTTTTTTACCTTTTTTGTTTAATGGCATTAATTATCCTCCGTGACTATTGCTGCTTGTTGCACTCCAGTCTTTGCAAGACTAACTCCAGCACGTAATTTAGCTAAATTTTCATTTTGGTCCATTTTTTCTTCTGCTAATTCTCTAGCTTGCATTAATTTTGCTCTATTTAGGTCTTGATTTGCTTGATCTGCATCTTTTTTACGTTGATTTTCCATTGCTCTTAGGTCAACTTCACGTGATTTTAATTTTAAAAGCGGATCTGCATCAAATTGTGATGTAATTTCTTTTTCTTCTTTAGCAAAATCAGCTGTTAGCTCTGCAATTAACACAGATTTTCTTGCTTCTATGTCTTGAGAAATTTTTTGTAGCTGTTGTTGAGCTTGTGGGTCTTGTTGTGCCATCATTTGCATCTGTTGCGCTTGTGCTAAAACATCTGCAAACTCTAATTCTACTTGTTCTTGTGCCATTAGACTAATGTGTTCTAAAATATTTTTTTGAATTGCTGCCATAACAGGTGGATTATTTCTTACAATGTTAGTTGACATGAAATTTAAGTGAGCTGTAACGTGTGCTCTGTGATCTTGACCACGAAAAGCTTGAAAAGGTTTCATACCTAAAGCGTTAATATGTTCTAATGCTGGGTCCATTGGCTGCATTGGAGCAGGTGGTGGTAAAATTGCATCAATATCTTTTATACCAAGTGCTTCATACATTTTTCTATAAGCAAAATACAAGTTGTGTATTTGTGGATTTGATGTTGCAAGTTGTAACTCTGTTTGTGCTATTGTAATTCTTTGTGCCATTGAAAAAATATTTGGATCAGCAACAGGTAGAATATCTACTCTTTCATCAAAATCCATTTGTTTAATTTCTCTTTGACCACCAACAACATCATAAGGATAACTTGGTGGTAAATAAGTTTTAAATACTTTTGCTAGTAATTTAAATTCTGTTCTCATTGCAGAGTATAATCTTTTGTGTATTGCAGACATAACTCTTGAACCACGTTCTAATAATGCAACCGTTGTTCCTACAGCAGCTTGTTGATTACCATCTCCTACTTGCATGTCAGCAATTGCTGCAAATCTTTGTCCTGCACCAACTACAACACCCATTAGTTGTAATAGTGTTGGTGATGGCTCTTTGTATGGTAATGGCATAAAAGCATCTCTAAGATTACCACCTGGTGCATCTACATCTCTAAACTCACCTGGTTGTAGCGGTGATGCTTCATCTCTAACTCTGATACCTCTTTGTTTAAATCCTGCAGGTAGATTAGATAAAGTTCCTGCATCTAATAATTGACGGAGAGCAGCCGTTGCGGTTCTGCTCAATCCGCCAATCATGTGGATTAATCCAAAGCCATAAAATCCTAAACCCGGTAAGAATTTAAAGTGAACGAAATAGTGGATTTTATTTCTCTTTGGATCGGTTGGTTCGTAGTTACGTCTAATAGATAAAACTTTTTGACTAGCTTCTTCTACCGTAACTATATAAGGCAGTTTAATTCCTGTTGGATTTAACTCATCATCTTTATCTTCAAAACCCTCTAAATCTAAATTAACATGACACTCCAACAAAGTATAAATATCTTCTTGCTTTCCAGTTTTTTTAGTTCCAGAAAGTTCTCTTTCTTTTTTAGTTAACTCGTCATTTTGATTTACACCTGGTGGCCCAAGTTCTACATCTGAATAAAAACCACCAACTTGTTGTTTTCGTAAATCATTTTCAGAAATTTTTATCGTGTGGATAATTGATTCCGCATCGTCTAATGAGGTAGCCGTATACGGAACAATTAAATCCTCGGCAGGTATAAATTTACTTACCGCTCTTCCCAACAAATCGTCGTAATAAACTTTTTTAAATGTAGAACCAGCAAGTGGTAAATGAAATAACATTTGATCAAACTCTGGTTCATACTCTTCCATTTTTTCCATCAACTCATAGTTCATGTAATCTTTTACACGTTGTGACTGAGCTTCTTTTGCAGGATCCGTTCTACCCACAATCTGTGTTCTAACTGGTCCTTCTGCTGGTAATAATTCTTTGTAAGCACCAGCTTGAAATTGTGTAACTGCCTCTGCTAAAACAGGGTGAGTTGCACCTGATGCTCCTTGAAAAGGTTCCGTCCTATTTTCATATTTGAATCCTAATAAATCTAAACCTTGAATATAACCTTGTTCCCAATCTTTTCTTGATGTTTTATATTCTTTGTAATTACCAACTAATTCTAATCCTATTGGTTTTAAAACTTCTTCTGGTAATAATTCTGCTAAATTATCAAAATGTCCTGGTTGACCTTCTATGTTTACTTTGCTTGGATCAAAGTTTACTTCAACGCTACCATCTTCATTTGGTGTGACCTCGACTCCAGGATCTTGGGCCTCTACGGCTTTTTCCTGTTCAATTTCTATTTCTTCTTGAGGATTAACCTCTATTGATGTTTTTACGTTTGGTAACGACTTGTCTATATCTGCCATTTATATTCTCCGGGTTTATTATCTTAACCTGTTTTAAGGGAACATTCAACCCTTGTGGGTTGGGCCCTCTTTTAGGTGGTATTGTTCTAGTTAATTTTTTAATCATTTATCTCTGTTTCTTTTTATCATGTCTATAAATGTATATGCATCACTCTCATCTATAGGATTTTGTGTTCCGGGCCCTGAGCCTTCATCTAACTCTATATCGTTATAATATCTAAAATTTTCTGCTGCATCTTTCTTTTGTTTTTTACTTAAACCTAATCCTAATTCTTCTAATGCCTCGACTACAGCATCTGCTTCTTCCTTAATATCTAAATTTATAGAAGAGTCAAAACTTGTGTCCTCAGGTCCCATGCTTTCAACATCAGCTCTCCTATACTCGAATTCTGGCGCCTCAACCTCTACATCATATTTTTCTACCGATCGTGGAATCTCCGGATCAGATAAGAAATTTTGTTTTCCTGATAAACCAGGTTTATAAGTTATAGTGACTGGTATGTCTGTATCATAATAATCTGTTGTCCAGTCTAATGTAATTTCACCAGTTCTATCATTTTTACTCATTAACACTCTTTTTGGACCTAATTTTGTATTAAGAGTTATCTCAAAAAAATCTGGCTCTATGCCTTTTATATCTCCTCTAGATTTTAAAAGACCTTTTCTTTCAATAGCATATACTGCCTCTTTAAACCACGTTGGCATGCCTTCAACTGTATTATCCATGATAGGTGCTGCTCTTACAACTTTTGTTGCTTTTGGTGCTATGTCCATAAGACCAAGCATCTTAGCCATAACAACCGTTGCGCTTGCACCTGTCATTTGTAAAAATTCTCTTCGAGTCATACCCCTCTCACTTAAAACTTTATCAACTTCTTTTTCTAATATTTTTTGTGTGGCTTTATCATTTGGTAGATTTCTAGCTTTTGCAAATGAGTTTAACAATTTAAGACCAGGAAATATTGGAGCAGTAACCTCGGCACCTAGACCAATTGTATCTGCAAAAACTTTTGGACCAGCAGTTGATCCTCTTTCGATTTGTTTCTGTTCTTCTTTTTCTATTAATTTATCAAGGCCAACAAATTTTTCTGTTGCCGTTGGTGTTATGTTTTTTAAAAACTCTGAGAATATTCCTGTGCCTTCAATATTAGATGGAAGAACATCTGTGTAGTCTTGATTC